GTCAAATTGTTATTTTCAACGCTCCATCTCTTAAAATTTGCAACCAAATCCTTGACGCCGAAGCATCAATTAAAAACCCACTTAAGGGGGGTTACAAATATTAAAAGATGCCTACTCTATGAGTATAAGCGTCGAGGCATTCCATGCACTGGATTTACCTGCCAAAGGGTCACTCTTTGGACTAATATCTTGGGTAAGATATTTATTACGAAACTCACTATCCAAGTAATCAAATGTTAACAATTGATTATCTCGGAAGTGGTGCATAAGTGTATGCTTCTTAGCGATCTCCAACAACTGCATACGTCGTTGATTGAAAACCTCTTCACCAAATAGAAACCATTCTCGGAGAACACAGTCTATCGCATTCGCTGCGTGTTCTTCCTTGGTTAGTTCCTTACTTGCTAGATGAGAATGCAAAGTTTTAAACAGAGACATCTCTTCTATTGGTGCCAAGTATATCCCATATTCTTCACTGAACACAAATTGTCTCTTTAAGAAAGAGGTTTGTGATAAGTGAATATATGGGATAGAGGCGGCAGTTTTATCTGCCATGGTGTATGATATGTCGTAGTTTGCTAATGCTGCGGCAATCGATGTGTGTGTGAATTCTGGTCGATCTTCACTTACGGACATGATATTATCGTCTCCATATGTCATTAAAGACACATGTTCATTAAATATCTCAGTCCTACTATATCTGTAGATCGAATAATATGCAATCCTCATATATAGTGAATTACAAATACTATTAATAAATACAGTAAGAGCTTGTCCGGATGGGTTCGATCCAAGAATTTGAATATATTCACCATTATATTCATAAGTAGGGTAACAGATTTCAGTAGCTAAACCCCGCATGATTTCCAGTTGTCGTTCTGAGTAACCAGCGCGGCGTGCAATATCTATTAATATACCAAATGCAGCTAAAGTTATAGAAGCTGGCATTGTAGAGTCATAATCACTGTAATCTCCAGCAATCATGCGATTTGGTCCATATTTTTGAATATTTCTAGCCAATTCATC